TTTCCTATCTATGGTTTTCCCAGATTTGAGTATGCGTATCTAAATGAAGCATACCCTCATGATGTTATCTATGATAAAGATAAAATCAGAATAGCAAATATAGATATTGAGGTTTCCTCAGAAAACGGATTTCCTAATCCGGAATCAGCATCTGAAGAAGTAGTATCTATCACGTTCAAGATGAACGATATGTTTGTCGTCTTTGGTTGTGGTGAGTATGAATCAGAACGCAAAAATGTTAAGTATATAAAGTGTAAGAACGAAGAATCATTGCTTATGCGTTTTATCGAAGTTTGGGAAAAGAACTATCCCGATATCATTACAGGGTGGAATGTTTCATTCTTTGATATTCCTTATCTTGTTAATAGGATCAATCGAACTATCGGTAAGTCTTGGTCTAAACGTCTTTCGCCCTGGAACTATATCGGAAGAAGTCTAGCTTCTTCGCTCCAAATAACGGCATTTAGGGATAAGATTCTTAACATCATTACGATACAGGGGATCTCGATTCTGGATTATCTTGAGATGTATAAGAAGTTTACTTATTCTCAACAAGAATCATATCGTCTCGATCATATCGCTTTCGTCGAACTCGGTGAAAAGAAACTCGATTACACTGAACTAGGATATGAAACTCTAAATGATTTCTTTAAAAATGATTTCAAAAATTTCATAAACTATAACATCAGAGACGTAGAACTCGTCGATAAACTTGATGATAAAATGAAACTAATTGACATGGTATTGACTTTGGCATATGATGCTAAAGTGAATTTCGGTGATGTGTTTACTCAAGTTAAAATGTGGGATGTCATCATTCACAATCATCTGTATCAGAAAAAGATTGCGGTTCCATTAAAGGGTGAAGGAAAAAAGACCGAAGCATATGTTGGTGCTTATGTTAAAGACCCGAAAGTCGGAATGAGTAAGTGGATAGTTTCATTTGACTTGAATAGTTTGTATCCACATCTCATTATGCAGTATAATATCAGCCCTGAAAAGTTGTGTCATGACGACAAAGCGGATATCTCAATTGAGGATTGTTTGGGTTTAAAACCACTCCCGTTGAAAGAGGGATATTGTCTTGCTCCTAATGGAGCATACTTCAAAAACGATAAGCAAGGATTCTTACCTGAAATCATGGAAAGACTTTATGCTGATCGCACAATCTATAAAGAAAAGATGATTGCTGCTCAAAAGGCATATGAGAGTGCTAAAACAGTTGAAGATAAAAAGAAATTTTCAAAAGAAGTTTCTCGATATAAGAATATTCAGTTGGCTCGTAAGGTTCAATTGAACTCAGCTTACGGTGCGATTGGTAATCCTCATTTCAGATTTTTCAATCTCGATCAAGCGACTGCAATCACTTTGGGCGGACAACTATCTATTCGTTGGGCTGAAAACCATCTTAACGAATATCTAAACAAACTGTTGAAAACTAATGAAGACTATATCATTGCTTCTGATACAGACAGCTTGTATATCACTCTAGAATCGCTTGTCAATAAAATCTATAAAGATAAAAATGTTTCCAAAGAAAAAATAGTCGACTTTATCGACAATATAGCGAGCAAAAAATTTGAACCAGTGATAGATTCAATTTACGCAAAACTTGCAGATAGGATGCAAGCATTTCAGCAGAAGATGAATATGAAACGAGAGGTGATTGCCGATAAGGGGATATGGACTGCGAAGAAACGTTACATCCTGAATGTTCAAGATAGTGAGGGCGTGAGATACGAAAAAGAAAAGTTGAAGATGATGGGTATCGAAACTGTAAAATCTTCGACCCCATCGAGTTGTCGTCAAGCTCTAACAGATGCTTTAAACATCATAATCACTTCCACTGAGGATGAACTACAATCTTTCATTCGGAAATTTAGAGAGCAGTTCAACAAACTTTCTTTTGAAGAAATCGCTTTTCCACGAAGCGCACAAAATGTTAAAGAATATACTAGTAATACGGATCGTGGATTTGATATCTATGGTTCTACTAGATTTAATTATGCATCTATTCCTATTCATATTCGAGGTGCTATCGTTTATAATAAAGCTCTGCGTGATATGAATCTGACTAAGAAGTATGAATCTATCAAGGATGGTGAAAAGATCAAGTTTTGTTATATGAAACTGCCTAATTCTTTCCAGGAAAACATTCTTTCGGTGATTTCAATTTTACCAAAGGAATTTAATATGGATAAATATATTGATTATGATCTTCAGTTTGAGAAAGCATTCCTTGATCCATTGCGTGCGGTGTTAACTGTGATTAATTGGAAAGAGGAAAAGATTTCCACTCTGGATGATTTTTTTTCATAAGGAAGCAATATGACAACTCAAGTTCCGGCAGAATATCTTTCTAATGATTATGGCTTTTCTGCATTTGATGAACCACCTATCAGTCAACCAACTGTTGTCACACAACCAACTATTAATATAGATTTTGATGATCGATTCGATAGAGTTGATGAGAAACTTGATAGAGTATTGATTGAACTTTCAAGAATGAAAGATGAAGTTATCGTTAGTGCGACTGAAGATGAGATGCGTGAAAAGATTAGAACGCTAGAAGCTATCATTGTTCCTTTACTAAACAATCTGCTTAAAACTGCAGATAAGGATTGGATTCATTGGCCTAATCGTAGAGAAGCTGTTCAAAAACAATTGGATAAAGTGTTACAAATTACTAGGGGATAACTTTGGCTTACTTAAATATAAATGTTCCGCCTATAGAATGTTTCGTTAGATCTAACTTCCTACAGAATAAAACTAAATTTGAAGCAGGGGATAAATACCTCCCTTGTGTTATTTTTGGCGTAGCTTCCATAACTCATAGAGTTCCATTGTTTCATTTTATTATGGAAGATGGTGGATTATGGTGGAGAATGCCAATTAATGCATTTTGTTGGAAATCTGATTCCCCACAAGAAGAACTGCATCAATTAGTATTATGGGATAGTTTCAGCAGTTATATTAGCGTGACTTCATTTGATTTCCTCAAGCATAAAAGTATGATATATGTTGATCGTTCTAAACATGAACGTAGGGGCCATTATATGTTTACGTTAGATTGGAGCGCAGAGGATCCAAATATTCCTGATGTTAATTTTAGCGAAGTTCCTGGCCAACATAAATGTGGTCATGTAATTAAACTTGAAGATGGTAATTTTGCTATACAGCCAAACAATAGAGTGAGATTATTTGAATCAAGTTTCGTCACCAAATGGGGACAAAATATTATACATAGAAAATTAAACACTCAGATTTGGACAGTAGAAGACAAAGACAAATGGATACTATCTGATGATGACAGCTACAACTACGAAATTACAGAACGTCAATCCTGATAAATTTTTAGCTCTCATAACTGGCATTTTACTTTCACTCGTTTCAGCCTATTACGCCATCACGGGATTAGCAATTATATTTGCTGGTGCATTTATTCCCGTGGTAATAATGGGATCGATCTTAGAATTCGGTAAAATTATTACTGCTTCTTATTTGTATAGGAATTGGAAACAGTTACCGGTCCTGATGAGATCCTATTTTTGCATCGCTGTAACCATCCTCATGTTCATTACGAGCATGGGAGTTTTCGGTTTCTTATCAAAAGCTCACGTCGATCAAAACTTAGCAGGAGCAGAAGTTTCATCCAAAGTTGCTATCATAGATGAAAAGATCAAAGTTGCGAAAGAAAACATCGAAGTAAATCGTAAAGCATTAAAGCAAATGGATGAGATAGTCAATCAAACTATTTCTCGTTCAACAACAGAAGATGGTGCAACAAGAGCATCATTGATGCGTCGTCAACAAACTCGAGAACGAAACGGATTGATTTCAGAAATCGAGAAAGAGCAAAAAACTTTATCATTACTCAATGAAGAACGTGCACCATTGGCTGCTGAAATAAGAAAAGTTGATGCAGAGGTTGGACCTATTCGTTATGTCGCCGAGTTACTCTACGATAAAAATAGTCCAGAAATATTGGATAAGGCTGTAAGATTTATGATTATGGCTTTGGTATTAGTATTAGATCCATTGGCTTTGCTGTTGATCATATCTGCAAATGTTAGGGATGATAAGCAAAAGAATAATTCTGTTGATAAATATGATGTCGAGGCTGAGGAGTGGCTTACTGGTCGCGCCAACGCCGTGGCAACAAATGGTAATGATTGGAAGGAATTGAATAATGTTACTGTCACAAGACACTTTACAAAAGATACGAAATAAGTTATAATACTATCATACTGCGTTATATAAGGAGATATACATGTCAAAAATAAATTTTATAAAAGAAATAATTAAAGATCTTGGTGATGTCGATACTTATATCGCTGATGACGGACTTCATTCGTCAGAGTTTTCGGGAGCGATTGATACTGGATCTTATATTTTGAACGCCGCTCTTACTGGATCGTTATATGGTGGAGTTCCAAACAATAAAATCACAGCATTTGCTGGAGAAAGCGCAACAGGAAAAACTTTCTTCGTCCTTGGAATCGTAAAGAAATTCTTAGATGATAATGGTGATGCAGCAGTTTTTTACTACGATACTGAAGCAGCTGTTACGAAACAGATGATGCTTGATCGCGGCA